TATCTTTTGACGTTTTATGATGGACATGATGGGTATAAACATAACGATGCTTTGTTTCTGCCCACCATTTAGGGTACTCCACTGCCATAAGCAAAGGTAAATCATTCATCTTTGCCCCATCTCCGTGTGTTGTGCCTATAAGATTAAGACCATATTTAAACCCTTTTCTGTGCGCTATAGAGCAATCAAAAGTTATATTTTTGTTTAGTCTGAACCAACTTTGAATCACATCTGCCAAGAAAAATCCACTTTGATAATCGTGATTAGATGGATTAAAAGTAAAATGTACATCAGCTAAGGGTAAAAGCATCTCTAAGCAATCGATGTAAACTTGCTTTGCTTGGAGAAAATTTGAATACCACATTCCATCCGTATCTTGTGGAGTACCCGCAGTTGTTTGTCGTTTTGGCGAATCAATGTGTAATATGTCATTACCACCGATAAAAAGTATCTGGTCTATATTGTACCCTTGTGACTTGTCAATGATGCCTTGTACCCCCTCTAAAACTCTTTTGACGGCAATGTTTTCGTTGTACTCTTCCCCAGTTTCAAACGCCATGCAAAGTTTACCTATGTGAATATCTGCTGGGTCAATTACCAACAAATGCCCATCTTTGATTTTGTTGCGTTTAATCTTTGGGTATTTTGGCGCGTAGGCTTTAAGGTCATCAATTAACTTTTCCCGAATAGTATCATAGTTCACAGCTCCCTCATAGTCAGGATTAGTAAAAAATAAAGAAGTATCTTTAGTTTTAACCCATCCATGTTTTACACTATTATTAGGAACTCCCGCAGTTTCACAATACTCTGAAATTTTGCTTTTTAGCTGTAAATAGCGTTCCTTTATTGTTTTATCACTTTTACCGACTATTTTACCTAGTCTTATATAATAATTGTTTTTGGTTTCATTTTCATAAATAGGATTATGTTTAAAAAGTTCAAAATATTGTTGCTGTACCTCTGTTGTCATAATTAATCCTCCTTAGTGTTTTGATTCTTAAAAAAAAATAATACTATAATCATTACGATTTCAAGTAAATCTTTAATGTTACCACTGACTAAACGTTCAAACGCTTCTTCTTTTACTTTGCCTTGTGCAAAGAATATATTTAACTGAACTAGCTGATATATATTTGTTATTAAATAAGTAATGATAAAAACGCTACCAATCCAAGCCATGAATGAAAGTTTATTACTTCCATCGATGCCTAAGAATTTTAGTAGTTTATTCATTACTTATTGCTTGCCGTAAATATCCATTTCAGATACTTCCAGTAGTTGCCTTTGTGGTCTTTTTTTACTGCTTTGTGGGTTAAAGCAACCCAATATAATACGGCTAAAATACTTGCAGTTGTACCAAGATAGCCACTGAAATCCAATGATGTCAAAATGGTAGGTATTACTAATATAGGCAATGTTTCAAAAGAGTTAAGCATTGTTAAATTTTTTTAAATGTGTTAAATAATGCTCCATACCTTCCGTATATGGGTTTACATTTCGCTTTATTAGGTGCTTATATTTGTAATAAAAATACCAAGCTACATTAACCCCAATCAATCTTCTTTTTGCCTCTGACTTTTTAAAACCAGTTGCCAGCATTATGTGATAAAAGATTTTGTTCGACTTGTAACCACCTCTTCCACTTATCCAATGGTAATCATGAAGAAAGCAAGATATACAAGGATGGTCTTTATCCTGCACCAAAGTGCAACCATCATAGTCTATCAAAGGATTCCAGTTTTTATCGTCTAACGCTTCGTCTAACATTTGGTTTATTGTTAAATTAAGTTTATAATGGAAACATTGTTTTTTTAATTGTGTTTCGATTTCCAAAAGTGTCCAAAGTTTGTACGGTTGTTTCATTTTAAATTGTTCTTTTTACTTTAGTAGATTTATCTCTGAATTTTATGTTTAGTGATGCGTTTATATTTACATCATACTCGCTTCTGCTAATGTCTACAAGCTCTACAGCTAGTTTTCTATAAACATCTGCGTTATACTTATTATAGTCGTTTAAAATCAAACTATCACCCATCAAACTAAATTCTTGAATATTGTTTAGCATATCTTTATGTAATAGTTCAGTATCTAAAGTGTATTCTTTAAATAATTCTTTTTGAACTATATTTTCCGACCAGTTGCTACCCTTAGAATATTCCGATTCGTACTGTGGCTTTTGGTCAAATAATTTTCCTGATATTCTAAACCATTGTGACCAATTAGTCCCGCTAAAATCAATACCGTTAATTATGTTACCATTGTTTACAGATTCGATTCTAACTGTTCCATTTGCTGCTTCCGCAGTATATGGTCTAACCCAGTAATTAGTACTTATAATTTTGTCATTTACACCTAGTCTAGAAAATTCTATTTCAATTTGAAATTTTCCGTTGCCATAGGTTAGAAAAACTAATCTCCAGTCTATGAAAACTCCTATCATGTTTCCATTGGGCAAATCGCCAAAATTATAGAAATCGCCAAAGTTGCTATTATTTATAGCTGTTTGCCTAACCCCATCTTTTAATATATAAAAAATTGCAGTATCTGTGGGAAGTAATCGTTGAAACAAAAATGAAGATTTATCATTTTTATGATATGCACCATCGTCAGAATGAAAAGCTAGTTCTAAAACATTACAATCTAAAGAACTACGACAAAAATCAGTTGCATTTTCTGAAGGGTAGAATATAACATTCATGGAGCTTGCTTCAAAATCTCCACTGAATGCCATTGGTAATGTGTTTGCTGTGTTTGTAAGTATCATTTTAACTTAAATATCCTTCCTCTATTAATTCTTCTTGTGTTAACTCTTTAACTATTATTTCATCCTCATTATAAGCTATTAAATCTTCAACAGATAACATCATAGCTACTGCTTTAGATGGTGACAATTCAAGTATTAATCCATAATAAAACCAAAACTGTTTAGTTTTTAGATTGTAGTAAGTTTCAACTAAATGTTCATTTTTATAGTCTGAATTTAAAGCTTGCTGCGTGGTATAACCCGATAGATTTTCGCAGACTTCTAAAGCCATTTCTATAGCTTCTTTGGATGTTGCTGTCAATATTTTAACCATAGTATTCTTTTATATTGTCCATTATTGCTGTTTGAACTGAATCTGTCTGAGTATCATCAAATACAATCAAATCCCTCCATTTGCTTATAAATTTATCTGCTGAATCGTTTGACGTAAATGCAAAATAATCTGTTCCGTAAGTAGCCCAATCAGGAACTACTATACTTGTTTCGTGTAAAGTTTGTCCTATTGCTGACGGATAATCGTCCACTATACATTGACCTTTTCCATCAATGGTTCTTTTTTGCCAAACGTATAATTTAAAATTGTTATCTTGTAGCGGACTGTTAGATATTATTGGAGTAGTAACTATATCACCAAAGTTATTTCTAAAAGATGGTGCATATGTTGCGTTCGTTACTACTCTGTAAGTTCTATATCCTCTTCCTACGACAGCAGTAAATCTAGCTGTACCGAAAATTGGTTGACCCTCAGCTCCAGTACTTGTTCTTTGCATATCTATGAAAGCGTGAGGATTTTTACCGTCAAATATAGCAGAAGAATCATCCCATCTATATTTTGGTTCGGTGCCATTGTAAGCTAACTGAATAAAACCATTACTTATTTGACCTTCGAAAACCGTAGAAGCCACAGCTAAATATATATCCCCACCTATAACACCTTGATTATACATATACTCGATATAAAAAGGATTTTGTGAGCTTCCAGTTTGAGCAATCATAAACGCCTGAATTGATGCAATATCTGCATCATTACCATCAAATCCCACTTCTAAAGAAGTTGCGCCAATTGGACTTAATTGGTCGCGTATACGCATCGCATAACCAGTATAGTTCTTTTTTAGCTTTCTAAAACTAAATCCTGCGGCATCTGTACCGTCCAAAGGTAAAGGAACATCAACGAAATCAGTTATAAGTCTAGAGTATAAATTCCACGTACCACTTAATTTAGAACCGTCCAAAAGAGTTTTTGTTACTATAGAAGGAACGGTTTTATCTTGTACTATAGACTTAATTAAACCGCTACTAAAGCCCCTAGTAGTACTAGCTTGAATTATTCCATATTCTGAAGACGATTTAGGACGTTCAAATCCATGTATAACATCAAATTTATCTACTGGGTCAATGCTTCCAACCGCTAAAGTGTGGGTAGTTTCAATAATTGCATCTTCTCCTTTAATTATTTGATTGCCTAAATCGTTTCCGTTTACATCGGTAATCTTCATATTAGTCAACCAATCTAATTCATATGAATCGCTTTGAATAGTTAAGGGTGCTGACCTTAAAACATAATCGGTCAAAGAATTGTCTGCAAAAAGCCCGATAGTTATTTGTAAATAAACTTCAGTATTTGCCGCTGACCAATATCTTGAAGCATCTTTATTTCTTCCTTGCTGCTCTAGACTGTTATCAAAATATTCATTAATAGCATCTTTTAGAGCATTCCATTCTTGCCACTGTATTCTTATAGCTGAATCTAATTGTTCCGAAACTGTCGAAGAAGTATCCGACAAAAATGTTATTTTAGATATATTATTTGGGTCAGTTGTAAGCAATTGATATCCGACATTCGTATCAGATTCTACAAGATTTTGACCATAAGAGTTTACACTTGGCGCGTATGCAATGTCATACCCGTTCAACTCGAAATCCTCATTAGTAGAAGTATTTTTAATCTGTACTCCTATTCTAACCTTTCTTACTTCGGGGTTTAAATTGTTTATTGCGTTTAAGGTAAAATTAGCTCTAAAAGCTATACTATCTTGAGCATAGCCATTGTAATCCGTAAAACCCGCAGTGTTACCCTCTGAAGCTGTTAAATTATTGTGTGGAAATATTCTAAATGAATCCCAAGTTAACAAACCTTCTATATCATTATTTTTATAATAATCTCCCGTAACTATTGGGTGAATTGGTCTGTTTGCGTTTAGCGTGTTAGAATCCCAAAGCTGCAAAGCCATTAAATATTGGTTGTTAACATTTACATTAACAGAATTTTCTAAAGTTGGGTTAATTACCACTACGAAACTATTAGTTGTTCCCGTAGTTATATTTGCAGATACGATAACCCCAGTATCAGAACCACTTGCTAAAGTTCTAAAATTTTCATATTGCCATGTTTGAGGATATGTCGTTAGTCTATTTTGATATTCTGTTTGTTGCGGCAAACAAGAATAAATAAAGTTAAACGTATAACCCGTTAAATTTACATCTTCAATATCAAAGGTAATTCTAGTAGCTCGGCTTGTTTGTATGCCATCTACGGGAGTTAAATCTGCTTCGTCTAGGTAAACTAGGTTTGTTACATTAATAGTCGAATCTGAGTTATTAAAAACCCTATCAAAAAAACCTACTTGTGCATCCCTGATAACTTCTTCAGATAATGAAACCCCATCTCCAGTATTTTTTCTTAATTCAAACCTAGTATTAAACTTTAAATCTTTATTAAAATATGTAGGTTGATTTGGTGATAAAATAAACCCTTTAATGTCTTCTGTTCCGTAAGGATTTAATACAAATTCATGTACTATTGTAAAAACTCGCTTATCATATGGAACAGTAATCGGCGTATCTTCGGTTATTGTTGGAAGTGCATAGCTCCAAGTAGAGCTACTAGATTTAATTGTAGCGGGCAAACCCGAAGCTCCCACTAAACCATTAAAAGTATATTGTTGTTCTTGTAAATCTATAGGACTTTGAAAATTTCCTTGTTCATTTAACGAATAAGTGTAATCTAATACATCTTCTGTACTAATGTCAAAGTTAATAGCTTGGTCGGTTAAAGAACCCGCTGCGGGAGTTCCTACTGTTGCTGTGAATCCGATTTGGCTTCTATTTACCCAAGTTACAGTACCGCTGTACCCAGTAGCATAAGTTCCACTAGCAACATCCGAATACAACTCAAAAGTATCTCCTATTCTTACATCTTCGTTTTCTAAATCGTTTTCACTACTTTCTAAAATCCAATCTGTTCCATCTGCGGAAATTATAAAAGGAAACGCTTGTGAAGAAATATAAATTTTTGCTAATTCTAGCTCTACTTCCCATTGAACAACCTCACCGACATTTCCGTCTAATCGTTCATTGAACATAGAAGCATTTAATGAAAAATTATCTCCGTTTTGAATTTTGTTCCTATATTTTGAGCTTGTTATTCTTATCATTGTATTAAGATTTATTTAGTCTTCCTATTAAATTTCCTGATATATTTACATTATTACTATTAACTTGAACTAAAAAGTATATAACTTCTCTTCCAGTAAAACGGAACGGGTCTTCGCCGAAAGGAATTTCACTAGAGTTACCTGAAGTAGTATCATAATCTAAATGTATTACTTCATAACTTGTATTAGTTACCCTACTATATGAATAACCCCTAATATTTACAATAGCCCCACCTCCTGAAGTTTTTATAGCATTTATAAAAAAATGACTAATTAACGCAGTATAACCTATTGGCGTATGGTATATTAACTGTTGAGTTACAGAAAGTAGCGCGGGGACTCTAGCTTGAATAGTACTATCTACCGAAGCAGTTAAGTCTATATTTGCTACATTGTGACCAATTCCACCATTAGCAATTACAGCGACTCTATTAATACCTAGCCCACTAAAAGAAGTAGTATCTGAACCAGTATTACCTAAAATGTGAACCGACTGAACCTCATTAAAAGAACCATCTATATAAGTGACTAGCAATTGAGTAGCTCCAGTTTGACCTACCCCGTCTAGCGTTTGGTCATAGGTTACAATAAAATTTTGCGCTACCTTCATGATGTTAATTTGCGGGTCAAATGCCCCATCAAATGAAGCTAAAAGCAACCAAGAATTAGGTGAAGGGCTTACTAAATTAGCAAATTTGTTTAAATTGCCCGCATTTGTTATAGAATCGGGACTATTTTTTTTTTCCAGTAAACTATTTTTCCAACTTATAAAAGAAGCTAAATCAGTAAAATCTGTACCATTTTCAGCGGTTAAATCAGAAATTGATAAACTACCCATTCCATTCATTACAACGCCGTAATACTCAAAAATAAAACTATCTGTAGTAACTTCTCTAATCGTTACGTTATCTACTGGGTAATCGTTGTAAATAAATGGAGCTACAGTTTGTTTAGCTTTAAAATATCCTCCGTCTTCTGATAATTCCCAAGCCATTATTTTTTAGATTTTAAATTTATTTTTGTATCTTCTAACTGCTTCTTTTGTTCCGCTGTTAATTTATCCCATTGAATAACATTTTTCAATTTATTAAGTTCTGTTTGAATTTTAGTCAAATCCAACTCTAAATTTTTTATGTTATCAATCGGGTTCATGTTCTGATTTAATTATGTTTGTAGTATAATCTTCTCTAATAAAATAATTCGGAGTTCCTATATCTTTTCCCATCTTCCAATTTACTTCTGACATTTCCGCTTCTGTACCATCTGCTAAAGAAAATTTACTATTTTCGTTAACCTTATTCCAGTCTTTCAGCTTAAATTCAACTCCGTTTCCCTGAACCAATGTTCTTTGACTAAATTCCGAACCATTATAATAACGCAAATATAGTGATTTTGCCGCTAACAATTCGTACTCATTTCTATATGTAGCACCCCGATAAGCTAAAATGGGAATAGAATAGTACAAATCACTAACCATAACAGTAGCGGAAGCGGGTTTAGTGAATAGCTGTAATCCTGAACCACCAAACAATCCTAAAACGTTTCTTAAAACAGTAGCAACATCTAGTAAAATACTAATAAAACCGTTGTTGTCTACAAAATGATTGGCTTTTGCCATTGGTATCCTAACTTCTTCTAAACCCGATAACTCGTTACTTCTTTCGTCACGTTCTCTCTCAGGAGTATAAGTAACTTCGTAAGCTGTACCTTTATATTTTTTTAGTGACCATGCATTACTACTATCGGTTTGATAACTCATTAAAAAAGTGCTTTTTAAATCGGGAACATTATAAGAAAACGCTTCGTTAAGTATATCTTTTTGTTTATATTTATCTCCATTCTGCCAGTAAACGCTACTTTCAGTGTGCATCTGTACAACATCGTTAACTACTCTAACTCTAGCGTTGGTTAAATTCATAGCAATGTTTACAAAATTCCCCAAAACATACCCCGCCTCACTACTTGATGGCGTACCCGCTTTTTTTAAGTCTTCGTCTAAGAAATGCGTTGGAATGTAAAACATATTATCAAAATCTGTAATAGAAGTTTCAAAACCTAGACCCGCGTATTGAAATGCCTTTTCTAAGCCCTTTTTAAACGTTATAGCGTTCCTATTTCTAGCTTGTGGTATAATCCTACCAAATGCGTCATAAATACCCTTCAGTTGCACGTATGCGATTGCTAAGAATGCTACAGCATAAATAGTTCTTTCTATAGCGGTTGCAATTGTTGCGGGATTTAATGGGTCAATGTCAGACCACGCCTGAACCGCTGCTTTAACAGCTTGCACATATTCCTGAACCTTATCAGAAAATAACTGAATTAAAATTGTTAACTGAAGTATGTCGTTAGCTATATCTAATTTAACTCTAACAAGTTCTACATTTTCATAATCCGATTTAGTTATTATTCCTTTTTCTATTAATAAATCAAACGTTGCACTATTTAATCTATCGTTTAAATCGTCTACCTCTACACTGCTTCTAACCTTACATTTTACTTTGACTGGGGAAACAATTTCCACACCCTTTTTAGTTGAAATATACCCATCATAAACCTCTAGTGTAGTTTCATCTTCTATCTCTATTCTTATAGGTATTCCTTGAGCTGCCCCAAATTGACCCTTTAACTCTTCTATAATTTTTACAGCTGCATCGTTGACGAATATAAATTCATCTTGCATAAGCGAAGCCTGATTAAATATTTTAGGGTTAAATATGCTTTGCATTTCTAACGCTTCCCAGTTTTCGGGATTACTAACTAGAACCCCTGATATATAAAAATTAACTACCAAAAATTCCTCCTATATGTTCTTTTTTAGTATGCGTTACATTATTGTTTCTCATTATATGCTTAATAGCATTATCCACTACATCGTAATCTCTACCCTCTGTAGCTTTGCTTAAATTAGCAGATAATAACTCGTTTTGTTTGTCCAATCTGCTTATAATATCTGTATTATCTGAAGCAGCTAAATTAAACAGATTAGCGGGCATATTGCCCCCCATAGTGACAGCTTTAACTAAATCTTCGTTTGCTATGTTTCCTATAGCTTTGTTTTGTTCCCTAGTTAAAACTCTTTCACCTTTGTCTAATCTTGTAACATATTGGTCGCGGCTAGTTCCTAAATCTACCATTTGTTGGTTTCCTTGACCTACAAACTCAGTTCCATCTTGAAACCCGCCTAAAGCAGTTAGAGCAGTCGTAAGTAACCCTACATCTCTTATAGTGCTTCCTAGCGCGTTAGGGTCGCCAGCTTCAACCTTTGCAGAATATGTTTTCAAACCCGCCGTAAGCACTTCTAATCTTCTAGCTCTTCTTAGGGTTCTTTCTCTTTTTGCTTCTAGCTCTGCTTGTCTTTTTTCTTGTAGCACTATACTTTGCTGTGCATCTTTATTTCCTTGTGCGGCTAAAGCCTTTAATAAATCTGCTCTTCGCTTGCTTGCTTCCATTTCTCGGTCAATTAATCGAATACGTTTGTTCGTACTTTCTTCGATTGCATTGTCTAGGGCTTGTGCTGCGGTTAATATTTGTGCAGCTTCAGTTTCGTTTCTTTTTTGTAATATTGCTGCTAATCTTGCGCGTTCTTCTTCGTCTTGACCTTCCTGAAACTTTTTTCTTTTTGCTGCAAGTTCTCTATCTAACTCAAAAGTTGAAGTACTATGGTCTTCGGCTAGTTTTGCTTCTTTGTCTTTTTGTTTTTGTATATCTTTTAGTCTTTTAGCGTCTGCTAAACGTTTTTTATGTTCAGCATCTAAATACGCAAAAACTTGCTTATTTAATTCCTTAGAATTGTCTTTTGTCTTTTTCTTTAATGGTGTAGTCGTTGGCGTTGTTGTTGGTGTAGTCGTTGGCGTTGTTGTTGGTGTAGATGTTCCCCCTAAATTAGTTAGTGCTTTTCTAGCTGCGTTTAACTTTGCTTGCGCCATTAAAAACATAGGGGCATTTAAATCACCAGTCATATTAAATTCTGCTTGTAGTCTAGAGATTTCTTTTGGGTCTGTAGCCCTTTTTAATCTACCTTGTAGCTTGGCTTGTTCTTGTTTGGTTCTTGTACTTTTTCTATAATTAAATTCTTTTTCCCTTTTAACAATAAGTTTTTCAATAGCTTTTTCTATAACTTCTATTGCAACGCCTTCTTCTTTTAATGCATCTATTCTTCTTTTTAATCTTGCATCTTCTATTCTTTGAGAAGATTTTACTTGAGATTTTGAAGCACCACTTTGTATGCCTCCTAGATTATTAATATCTGTTAACATAGTTAGTAAACCCTTAAAAGTATCCACCACACTTCTAATAGACTTAGATATAACCCCATCTCCATTTTCTATACTTATAACAAAACCTTCCCACGCAGATTTTAAAAATGTTAAACTACCTTCTAATGTATTTAACTGTTCTTCTGCTAATTGTTTAGCTGCATCACCTTGCTTATTAAATTCCTCTGTTAAATTTGCTGTTTTTTCTGTATTTTCTGCTAGTATTAAACCCAGTGTAAAGGATTGAACACCAAATAGCTCCGTAGCTGTTGCCGTTTTGTCGGTACTTGCATTTATTAGTTGTATAGCTTCTTCTAAATCTAAACCCTTTTTGTTCAGTCTAGCAAAAGAAGAGCTTAACAATCTACCCGCCCTAGCTCCTTTTATACCATTGTCAACTAATACGCCTAGCGTTGCAGCTGTTTCTTCTAATGTAAGCCCTAACGCTTTAGCGGTTGGTGCTACAAATGAAAACGCATCTTTTAATTGTTCAAAATCTAAAGCGGTTTTTGTTACAGATTTAGCTAGTAAATCGTTTACTCTTTTGGCTTCGGTAGCTTCAAGTCCAAATGCATTTAATAATTTTCCCGTAACCTCAGCTTGCTCTCCTATATTACTACCTAAAGCAATACTAGCGTTAATAGTACTTTCTGTTAAACTTAAAATTGCACGTTCAGAAAACCCTAGCTTTGCAAATGCTGTTTGCAGTTCAACTACTTGCGAAGCTGTAAACGCTGTAGAAGCTCCTAGTCTTTTAGAATCTTCTGTCAATGCCCCTATGCTTTTACGACTTACTCCTAAAATAGAAGCAAGTTTAGCATTAGCTTGCTGAAAATCGCTAAATATACCTATAACGTTTTTTATACCTCTTATTAGTAAACCTATACTTAAAAATATACCCGCCCTTCTAAATAATCCTCCTAAACCTTTGGCATAATTACCAACACTTCTTTGATATTGTCCAGTCTTCGCATCTACACTTTTAAGTTTTCCATCTAGCTTATTTATCTCCTTACCCATAGCTCGGAGTTCTCTTCTGCTTCCCTTACCGCTTAAAGTAAGGTCTTTATATGACTTTCTTAATTCGTTTAGTCTACGGCTTTCTTTTTGATATAAACTTAACAAACCCGCTTTTTCTTTTGCCATCTCGCGGTTAGCTTTGTTTAAAGCGTTTAGTTTTTGCCTTTGTAGCTCTAGAGCTTTTCCCTCTTTACTATTAGCTATATCTATCTTTTTTTGAATAGCTAAATTATTATCTCTTAAAGTTTTTGATTGAGAATAAGATTTATTTGTTTTTTTAACCTCTTCGTTAATCCTTTTTATGTTTTCAACGGATTCGGGTTTAACTAATGAAATATCTTCGCCTTTAGGTAAATCGGCTTTGATTTTTTTAATTAGCTCGTTCATTTTTTCCAACTCTTTAATAGTTGGGGCGAATAAACTTTCGCTTACTATATCCTTATGTTTTATTCCTTGCGGCATCTTCGTTTATATTTTTTAATATAGCGTGAAACTTTAATACATTTATAACTTTAGGGTCAATTTCTACACCCTGATATTTCTCCATAGCTGAACAAGTTCTAACTAGCTCAATCTTTTGTTTTTCGTCTTTTCCAAAATCCTTAAAAAAATCGTTTAGGTTTTTGTCTGATAACTCTGCAAATGTACCTGAAACATCGTCACCATCAATAAATTTATTTTTGTGTTTTTGCCCTCTCTGAAGTTCCTTAATATAATTTAAGTACTTTTTTGATAAACCTACTTTTTGAATGTATTCGTTCATCATTTTATCAGATTTTTTCTGTAATCGGACTGAGTATATATTTTTGCGATACTTTACAAATAAATGTCCTAAATCTTCACTTGCAAACATTTCTGACCAATTGTAAATAGGCATTGTATCAAGTCCTGAATGAGTTCGTAATAATAGTCCGCATGACTTCTGATAGTAATAAGCCAACAGCAAACTGATATTTTTCGACACTTTTGTTAGTAAAACCGATAATTTCTCTACCATATTTTTGTATAATGTCTTCTTTTTTACCAGTACTTCCATCCGCCCAAATTTTTATATCCTCATTACTTATTATTAATTCAAAACTATCTTTAAAATATCCACTATCTTCTAGAGTGTAGTGAGTATTAAACACTTTTTTAGGGTTTAAACTTGCTGTAGTACGGGAGTAATACCCTATAACATCCCCAGTACTATCTATTCCTTGATTTTTTAACTGGTCTATTTTAACAAGGTTTAAAACAAACTCTTCTAGATTATCGTCAAATACCGCCCTTATTAAAAAGGACGGTGTGATTGACTTTAATTTGTTAGCAACATCTAGGAATATATTAATCCCCATCTTGCTGTACATCATCCATAGGTTTCCGTTGTTTGGTTACCTTTGGTTTTTTGAATCCTTTCAAGGCTTCCTTAACTCTGGGAAAATACACTTTTGCATTTAGATTAGGAAAAACCTTCTCAAATTCGGCTTGTGATTTGATACCTATTACAGCATCTACACTGAAACCCGCGTTTAATACTTGAATATATTTTCCCATAATATTAAGCGAATGTTATTGGAAGAGCTGATAATACAGAACCACTAAAACCATCTTTTGATAAGTCTAGAGTACCTAAATCGTTAGTAGTTTGTGCAGGAATAGTAAAAGTATATAATCCTGCGGGTGATTCAACTACTGAAGTAATAGATACACTAGAAGCTGTTGTAGTGTTTGTAAGTGTAAAATCTCCTACAACTAATCCAGTAACTTTAGTACCAAAGATAGTTTTAGCATCAAAACTAAATTCAGTAGCACTTGCTACGTCATATCCTCGCGTAAAATCGGTTTTCAATGGTACAACATCAATTAGACCCTTAGAATCGTTTAAATCAGCTGTAATGTCGTCAGAAGCAATATATTTGATATTTGCGTCAGTTGTAGACTTGTCCCATTGCCAATCTAATTTTAACATTGCTACGTCAGAATCAGTCTGTTCTACAAAATTAGCGTCCATTGTAGCTTTTTCTACTGGAATACCAGTCATTCCCGTTTCTAAATCTCCGTAACCTACTAATCCACCATCGCAATCTACGATTAGACAAGTCCACTGACCACATTTAAACTGGTCTAGGCTTTTAAGATAAGCAGCGGGAAATTCTAATAACATACCCGCGAAGTTTTTGATTCCTTTTCTAACGAATCTTTTTGTTCCGCTGTTGGCTTCAAAGTAAACGCTATCTTCTCTTAGCTGTTCTACGTTTTCGAAAACCCCCGCGATAGGATACCATCTTGCTAATTCGTCAGCGTTGTTAATCTTCGCATCTAAATAGGCTTGGTTAAATGTTGTTCCTGATGGAATAGAGTTTTCTGTTCCTGAAGTATCGTACTTAGATACCATAATTAATCGGTTAGCTATCCCATGTATCGTTGTACAATTGGGTAGACCTGTGTTGATAAGTGCTACATCGCACTTGCATACTTTACATGACATAATATTTATTTTTATTTTGTGTTTTAATGTTTAACAATCTGTACATTTATTTTCTTTTTTCTTTTGTATGGTAATTTCTAATTCTACCCCCGACATTGGCTCCTTATCAAAGATAGCGGTTAAATGTCCCTCTCTGTCATAGTTACCAAATTTAGCGTGATAAACTATGTTATAATCTTCTACATTATTATAACATTTGGAATTATTTATGTTCTTAATAAAAAGATGTGCCATTTGCGCCATAGGGTCAACCGCATTCACATAATGGCAGTCCGTTGTCCATCCCGCTTTAGGTGTAGATGTTAAAAAGAACAATCTTAAATTAGATTCTCTTTCTAATACATTTGTACTTCTACGGGAAAAAAAGGTTTCATTTAGTACCTCATATAAATAAACAATTGGAAATATCTGTGTTTGCGTTTTATTTAATTCTGTATTTGTCGCTATTGTTGTGCCATGATAAAAAGTAGGAGCTTTTAAACTGGTTACTTCGTTTACATTATAAGAAGAACCTGATAAAGTTAGCGTGTAGCTATTATTAACAAAAACCATACTTTTAACTACAAAGGAATTGCCGCCATTGTAAACCAAAGAACAAGGAAAAGCATGCGCCCATAATGGGTCACAGACTACTATTTCAGTTGTAGTCGGGTTTACTATATTAGTAGATTTAATAGTTAAAACGTTGTTTAACGTACTTAGCAAATCTTCTATTATTTTATAAGCCGCTTCTATCACCCAAATAATGTTTGTATCTCCTCATATACGCACTGACTGCAAGTAGTATTTTTTGCAATTTTATTTTTAATTGCGTTAAAAGTTCTTGCACTTATATTTCTACGATTGTCTGTATTTATTTGCAAATTACCTAAATCTGTTATGGTAGAATTTTCATTATTTGAATCATTCATACCAGTAATAGTTTTACTTACTTGTAAATCTCTTATATATCCATAATAAACGTATCCCATAAGCATGATTTTAACGCCCTGAGATTGTATTTCAGGAGTTACGCAACAATGTGACATATAACAACCATTACCACAGCATTCAGGAGTATAACAAAATTTATTAAACCACGCTTGATATTCGGGGTTAGTTGGCTCACCATCTACTAAATCAGCAATTAATAAAGTAGCTAAAGAACACCCTAACAATTTGTCCAAATATTCGGATTCCGTTTCATCAATAAATTGTTGAAGATTAGCAGTTTCATAACATCCCGTAGGAATGTAATATTTACCACTTGCAAAATCTGTTATTTGAACTATATCGGACATCTATTTGTTAGCTTTTTTCTTTTTTGTTACTTTTTTAACGCTGTCTTTTTTTGCCACTTCGGCTATAACTACGGGTTCTGAGCTTGTTTCTAAGTTAAATGCACTTGCACTTGAAATAGCTTTTTTCTTGTCACCACAACCCTCACAACCCTCTTTATCTAAATGCTCTTCGCAATCGCAATCATCTTTTGCTGCTCCTATAGTTTTAAACCAATTCATGGTTTTTACATCTGCACTTGAATCACCCTCAATAGTATCACCTATTAAATAGGGCTTATGATTTCTTGTAAATATGATTTTCATAATACTCTTTAACCCTCAATCCCCGCTTAAAATCAATTAAGCGGGGCGGAGGGTATTAAGTTTTGAAACTTATACGTTTGTGATTGCTGTAATTGCAGTGGTAATATCAGTACACTTCATAAATGCATCTTGGTCTATGTTTTTCACATAAAACTGCATTCTTTGATATGCTACCATTGTAGCCAATTCATGTTCGATATTATCTCGGTTATCTTTTGATATGTTAAAAGTAAATCCTTTTCGAGCAAGAATTTTACCTTTTGTAGAATCAAATACATAACATTCGTTAGATGGAACAATAGGGCTAGTAATAACACGCAATCCCGCGATAGTAGATACTACATCTCCTAAAGTGTGGATTAATTTGTTACCATTATCGTCACGCAAGTTTCTGTACCTTACAAAGTCTGCAAAGTTCATTACCATTGTGTCAGGCATGAAAGAATTTTCTTGTCCGAAGATTTGAATTTGAGCAGACATTGCATCTACTAATTGCTCTAAATTAGGACTAGCAAAACCCGTTCCAGTTGCACCATTAAATGGAGCTAAAACGTTAGTTGCACTAAACTCAGAAGCAATAGAATCAATACTTTGAATGTCAGTAGCTAAAGCAGCTGCACCTAATAACAAATCGTTGTCTATTTTTAAAGATATAGACTCTTCGATAAGTTGCGTTAATTGACTTTCGATAAAATCGTAATCTTCGAGCATGTCAATACATACATCTACCATATCTCTAACCTTAGCTAGTGTAACGATACGTTTAACCCATGTAGCCGCTGTAGTGCTAGTTGAAGTAGCACACGCTACAACTACTTTAGCATCTCTAGTAACAGTAGCTTGCTCATAGTAGTGCAAGTATTCTGTTCCTACAGTTTGGGTAGTAAATAAGCTTGCGATACTTGGGTTTCTAACTGGTAGGTTAGTAATTCCTCTTTCTATCTCACTTAGATAATCTCTGTCGGCAATATCAGAAGCGTTAACTGTAGTTCCTGATTTGTAGGTTACCTCAAAACCATTGTGATTTTTAGAACCACCCGCTTTTATTTCTTTCAAAACTTCGCTATTATTCTCAATAAGAGATTTTAGGCTTTTAGTTTCTTCTGCGCTTCTAGGCTCCTGAATAGCTTTGATTTGTAGTAATGCTTCGTCTACTGACTTTTTAAGTTCAGCTGCATCGGTTTCGTTGTCCGCAATGTTTTTCAATTGCACTTTAATTTCTTCCACTTCTTTAGAAGTAGGCATGCCTTCTGTAGCTTTATCAACTACTTGTTTGGCTTCGGTTTTTACAGCTTCAAGTAACTCTTTTTTTGCAGTTTCTTGGGCTTCTAGTTCTTTACTCATTTTTTTAATTTTTAGTGTTAAAATTTTTTATTAAATATTGATAATCTATAGACGGCTCTACGTGAGTGTCTTTTTCTTGAGTGTCTTTAGACGGCTCGGTTTTTATTCTTGGTGTAGCTTCATTTGATGGGGTTATTACTGTACTAAATTCACCAACTAGTGCGGCTTGTTTTACTGCAAAAAATATCCCATCTTTAATATCCTCTTTATTTGCTACCATAGGATAAACTTTCTCATATAATGCGTTTTCTTTAGCTAATTCAGGGTCGTCTGATTTAATAGCAAAAGCTCCGTCTATATATCTCATTCTAGGACTATGTTTGAATCCTACATTATCTCTGTAGCCCTTAAACGCATCAGAATTAGATTTATCGGTCATTAAACTATTACCTAATAAAACCTCTGTACTTCCATCTATATCTACTCCTAGCTCTTTCCAAGCTACCCTACTAACGCTTAATTTAACATCTTTAGGATATGCTACAATATTACCGACAGATAAATCATGATTCATTGCATGGTGAATCCTTCCGTTTTGTTCTTTTGCGGACTTGTTCCAGTTACCTTCTAAATGTACATCACCATGAGAATCATAGTAATTCATAGAGCTTATTACATTTGTAACATCATCACCATATTTTAATACATCGCTAACTACATCTTTTTGTACTTCGCTAAATTTATTAGAATAGTTTAGGCTTACCGCGCCTTCCTTTATTGCAGCACATTTAAGGGCAACCGCTTGCTGCTTATTGCTCTTAAAGAAAGAAATAAACTCTTCTTTGCTTTCAAATTCTTTGCCTTTAAACGCTTTAACTATCATTTGTTTACTATTTTACCTGATTTAACTGCGGTTAGCTTAGAAAGCAATAAAGCCCGTTGTTCGTCTGATATACCTTTCAATGCCAATATTTTTTCCTTAGTCATTTCCATTTTAAATGCTTTTTTCTTTTTTCGAGATTCTGTCGTATTCGTCTTGAGTAATTGCGTTAGTTTCTAATAAAGCGTTTAAAGCTGCTAAAGTTTCTGCTTCTATTTTTGCAGCTTGATTTTCTTCTAGCTTACTTTCTTGCAAAATATCTAAATGAGCAAAACATAATTTTAAGCGTTCACCTCTAGAAATCATTTCTTCAGTAAATAAACCATTGGTAAAATTATTAGCGATTAATTCACCTCTAGGTATAATATTATTTCTGTAAACGTTTTTTTCTGATTCCTTAACATTGTTAAATGTGGAACCTTTGGTATTGCTAAATAAATTTCTATGTTGACCAAACGCATCTATAATAGATTGAAAACTAGATTCTTCTTCTTCAAACAGCATAAGGTCTTGAACCTTCATAGCCATTTGATTGTATTCAACTGGCACGTTAGAAATCTGTATTCTTCTTTGACCTCTTTTCGTTCCGTAAGTTTTAACTAATTTTTCTTCACCCTCTTTTTTATCCGTTGGGCTTAATCCAATCAT